GTATTTCTCGCTTTCTGTACTAAAAAATCAACCTCTGTTTTACTTACTGTTTCAGCATTTTCGCTTGTATGCTTGTAAATTCCCCCTTGCTTTATTTGATAAGCAGCATAAGGGATAAACTCAGCTTGAGCATACCATATTAACATTGGTTGTACATATTCGTTTACTAATGTTAAATAGTTTCCTGCTAAACCTGCACCAGAAATATCACTAGCTATTTTATCATATAACTTAGTTCCTAAGTAATTTTGTATTTCTATCTCTTGTGCAACTTTCACAAATTGTATAAAAGAATCAGTAGGTGTATTCCCATCAATGATAGAGTTTTTTACTAAGTCCGTTCTTGTTATAAATAATACTGTTGCCATAATTAATATTTAAAACCCATTTTATTCCAATATGCAGCAGTATACCCCTCATACTTCATATCGTGAGGTGCTACTGATACTCTTTGTGCGTTTTTTCTTCCTTTTTGTTTGAAGCCTCTACTTCTAGCCTCTTTAGTTGATATGTTTTCGCCTAAGCCTCTCGCTCCGTCTTTTCTCATATATGTTTTACGAAACCATCTGTGCTTACATCTTGCTCCACCTTTCCAAAGCCATATAGAGTATTTATTTGATCCTCCTACTCCAAAACCTGCATTAACAACTTTATCTGTCATAGCTATTATATCCTCTTTACGATATACTTTTTTAGCTGAAACCATTTTTCTGCAAAACTCTCTTGAACTTGCTTGAGTTCTTAAAGGGTTATACATATATCTAACCAAAAATTCTTTGTCTTTGTATTTTGTTTGTTTAGATGTTCCGTCTTGTTCGCTATCTCTGTATGGTGTTGCTTTACCTGTATTAGCTAACTCTGTTTTATTACCTAAGTCAATAACCTCATCTAATTCATCATCAAACTCATAATTTACTTCTCTCTCATCTACAACATCAAATTCTTTTAAAAGTTCTTCTTCTGTTTCTCCTAATTCTATAAGAGCATCAGCAACTTCAGTATCTATATACTTTTCAGCATCAGATGCAAGATTTGTAATTTGTGAATGATCTTTGCAAGGCATAAACCAAGTCATATCTTCTTCTTTGTGTTCGTGATACCCCTCGCATCCTAGTTCTTTAGCTTTTTCAATAGCTTCTTCTTTAGTAGAATAAACTTCTTGTCCGTCTATCTTTTTTAATTTAACTCCTGTTTCCTCTTCTCTTGTTTCTTGATCTGTTACATTAGTTAAGTCTGTAAATTCAAGCGGCTGAAGCGTTTTAAAATATAAATGCAGCGAGATATTGTTATAAGCAAGGATTTGATCAAAGGCATTAATTAAAAGTGTCTGAAAAGGGCGTATTACCATATTATCCATTAAGATACTAGCTGTCTTTAATTCGTCTGCATTACTACCAAAACCTGTATTGTCTTTTACTCCTAATAACATAGGAGAAACAACTCTATGAGCAACCATAATCTTTTTTGAACTTTCATCACTTAAAAACTGATATTGATTATGTGCATCACTTAATTGAATAGGCTCAATAGTTGCAGCAGTACTAGGATCATCATTAAACGATAAAATCATCTTGCCACTATTGCTACTTCCCGAAAATTTTTGGTATATTCTTTGCTCTATCATCTCTCTCTCTGCTGGAGATGGAGTTCCATTATTCATATTGATTAACATACTAGGTGCTAATCCATTAAGAATGTTGTTTAGATGATAATTAGATATTTCTTGTTCTAGTTCTGCGTATTGTGTTCCCCCCTCGTAGTCTGGCGGACTATAATACTTGTAACTTGATCTATAAGGTTTAACGTAAAGGATTTCTAATCCCTCGTTAGACATTCCAAAAGCTGGTATTCTAGTTAATTTACTACTTCTTTTGTATTTACTCCAATCATTAAAATAAAAGTATGCTGGTACTTCTCCTTTGTCGTTGCATTTCTCGGCTCTTAGTGTTTCAACAGGTATATGTTCTAGCGTTACAATTCTTGATCTATCTTTAGAATAAATTACTTGTATCGCACATTGTCCCATTAATTTTAAGTCAGAGCATAATCTTCTAACTACTTGATCTTTAAATAAAGAAATCATCATTGCGTATTGTTCTGGACGTCTATGAGAATCAGTAGCATCTAAGCCTTTACCGTAAATCATTTCTGAAATACCATTAATAATAGCCATATTAGTTGGAGAGCCATTATATCTATCTATTAAGTATTGAAAATAGTTATTGTCTGAGCCAAATTCTACCCAGTCTGTACCTGCTTTCTCTTTTACTTGTGGAGAAGTATAGGTACTTAAATTAACAATGCTTAATTGTGTCTTATTTTTCATATTATAATATAATCATTATCATAAGCATCTGTACCTGTTGGAACTGTATAAGCACCCTCATTAACAGAATAATAATCGTTGTTAGTTTGATTAATAGTCTGATCAGTACAGAAAATTGTGTCTTTATAAATTACACTTGTTCCCTCTTTAACATTAACATCGTAAAACCTACCCTCTACTAATACAGGGCTAAATGTAATGCCTACTTGTAAATAGTTTTTATCTGTTGTTGTTGATATTGTTGAATATGTTGTTGAGGTGTTTGTTGAATCGTCTCTTACTACTACGTTAACTGTAGATGCATAATTTCTAGGAATTATATTTATCGTTTGCTTAGTTGCTGCAGTCGTCAAGTGTATCATACTTATATAACGTACAAAGTTTAAATTTTGTACATAAAAAAAGAGGGTAATTAAACCCCCTTTCTCCTAAACAAAAAATTTACTCTATTATGAAAACTTATAAAGTTTATATAAAGATATAAAAAAAAGGGATACGATTAACATACCCCTTGATTTTTTTTGATAACAAAGTTAAACCCTATTAGTTAGGAGTTATTTGCGCACCTTGAGTAGCACCTGTTACAACTGTTGAAATTGTAAAGTCTGGCGCAGCTATTTCCTGTGCAGTAAACGTCAATGAGTAACCATTTAAGTCTCCCATTGCTGCTCCATTAGAAAAAGTTCCAGTCGTTAATTCACAACCATTAACTTTACCCATTAAATAGTAAGAACTACCTGCCTCACCACTATAAGCCTCAACCCAAATATGTGGACGAGCAATTGCAAGAAGTCTTATTTCTTCCTGAGTGTGTCTGTCTTGGAATGTAAAGTTTAAAGTTAATGTACTTTCATAAAATGTAGTACCATTTTCTCTAGAACTTGTTACAGTAGTTTCCATTGTTGAATTACCTTTGAGATCAAACTGATATAAAGTAGGGCTACCTGCAATAGATGCTATTTCAAAATCTGTAATAGTAATTGCTCCTAAAGTTCCGAAATCTGCAAAGTAAACTGACTTTAAGCCACCTACTCCTGATTTACAGGGTACCTTTCTACCTTTTGTTAATAAACAAGCCATATTATATAGTTATTATAAAAAGGGTGGAATTAACCACCCCTCTTAGATTAGTTATTATGAATAGTAAACAATATCTGCACCTATTCCGATTTGACATCCTGCAGTATATCTCATTATTACTCTCACATTTTGAGATCCGTCTTTGTCAGCCATATCAATAAATCTTACTTCATTAATATCTGAAGTTAAACCTGTTCCAAAGAATAAGTTAGACTTATAAGTAAGAATCATTTTGTTATTACCCATTCCGTTACAAACAAATACTGGAATACCCTCAAAAGTTAATTGCGCTCCGTTAGAAAACCAAGAAGTACCTTGATTATTGATACCAGCAGCACCTAAACCAGCAGTTCCAAAACCACCTAATGCTCTAATGTATGCTCTAGCTACATTTGTTGAAACATAAAGAGTTAAATCTGATTTCTGTAATGTTGCTTTATTAGCAGCATCTACAACAGCCCCCATTTGTGCAATTACATTTGCAGAATCAACTGCTACTGCTGCAACATCAACTACTGTTGCATCTGCATAAGCAAGAGCCTGAAAACCATCAAAGTCATCAGCACCTGCAGCACCTGCCCAGATTGAAGTTTCTAAAGCATCAGCTACTTGAGCAGCAACTCTTGAAATTACATACTCCTCGAAAGAAGCAGGAATATCAGCATAAGCTGAGAATCCCATCTCAATAGCTTGCCATTCGTCTCTCAATTCTTTTTTACAAAGTTGAGCGTTAGCTTGCAATTCTTTTGTTTCTAATACTTTTTCAGTTAGAGTAAGTGTAGTTGTTGTTGCATCAAAATCACACGATGCTCCTTTTACTACATTTGCCCAAGCACCTACCTGTAATACAGATTTGTACTTTACGTTAGGCATTATTGTTACCGCACCAGCATCTAAAGTTGATGCACTAAGCAACGCTGCCCCTAAGATTTTACCACTAAACTCACCAGCGTAAGTTCCAGCAGTATAAGTTGGATTTGCCATTTTTAATTATTTTTAATTATTATACATTTTACTTAATACACGATCCAAAGATGTCTGCTTTCTATTTTGTGCATACTTTAGATTGATCTTTTTATCTTCCATTTCTGGATTGTGAGAAATAGGCTCTGCTGCTGGAGTTTCTGACAACTCCTGCTTTACTTTTTTCTCAACTTTTTCAAAATCTTCTTTTTCTCCAATTTTAGATTTAATATCTGCAATTGCATCTTCAAGATTTTTAATTCTTTTTTCCATACCAGCCCAGTCGTCAACTGCAGCTTCTTTTCCGTCATCTACTGATTCTTCTTCTGCTAGTTCATCTTCTTTTTGTGGTACGTCATCAGAAACAACTCTGTAATCTGCAATGATTCCCTCTTCTTCAATTACAAGAAGTTTACCATCTTCCATTACATACTCACCAACAGGCATTGCAACTTTTTCATCATCTGTAATGATAAAGATTTCATCTCCTGCTTTAAATGATTCTGATTCTACTAGTGTTCCGTTTTCAAGTTTAGCTTGTGCTAACTTTACTTCTACATTCTCAAGAGTTTCTTCTCCTAAGAAAGTTTTTATATTTTTTAAGATTTCTGTTGCTTTCATATTACTATAACGATTATTAATTTATATTTGTATTTTTGATTATGTTGTTTTGGTTATGTTGCCTATTCCTTGATTTATCATATCTCCTTTGCAGCATTCTACTGAATATTCATCTCTATCTGCACAAAGACAACCTCTGCGGCTACCTTTTGGACTTGTTCTGCTTGGTGTTCTAAATTTTCTCATCTTCCTTGTCCTCTATATATTTTTTTATATCCTGTTTGTCCTTTACTCGCATTTTTGCTATGTGGATGCGATTTTCTTTTTGGTTTAACATAAGATTTAACTACATTCCTCGCCATCTTTGATAATTCTTCTTATTTCTGATAATTGTTCCTCTGCTTCCAATTCAAAATCGTTTACTGGCTCTTTTGGACGTTCTGCTTTGTCAGCGAAGTAACCTTCTATGCTAAAGCCTTTAACTTTTCCTGTTTTTACGTATTCATCCCAAACCTCATCAGAATTTACCTTAACTGCACCCATCCAAGTACCTACAGGTACATTTAAACCATACTTTCTAGATTTGTCGTGTACTTCATCTTCAACTAACCAACTCTCAACTAGAGTTAAGCCTTTTAATGTGTGTAAGTGTTCTAAAGTAGCGTTGTTTTGGTTACCATTCATTAAATAAAGCTGAGATGCTTTTTCTATTGTCTTTTTAGAAAAGTAAATATAATAGTCCTCTTCTTCGCTTTGTCTGTAAATAGGTTTGTTAGGTACTAGCAATGCTCCCATTAAGATACGCTTGTCGCTTGATACTTCTGCTAGTTTTACTTCTTGTGATTTTAAAGCAATAAAATCTTCTTCAATTGCTGGTGATTCCACTAATGAAATAGCTTCAATCCCTGAAAATATACCATCTCCTAAAATAAGTTCTATAATCTTCATATTATTATAACGTATTAATTTATTTTTTTGTTTATCCTAAACTCGCACTTTGAATTATATTTCTGTCTAATTGTTGGGCTGTTGATACATCTCCACTAACTACAAATGCTCTTACTGGACTTTGCCCACCTAATACATCAGCTAATTGATTAACCCCACTAGCACCAACTGTACTAAATTGAGGTAAAAAAGAATCAGATGAAACTGCTGGAGTTGCTATGGCTGGAGCTGGATCAACACTTACTGAGCCACCACCTGCACCAACTGAAGAAGCTACTGATTTACTTTTACGTAATGCAGATGACATTGCAGAAACAATACCTGCTGCTTGTAGTGCATAAGCAATTAACATTGGTATATTTTGAGGAAAACCTATTTTAGCAGTTTTTGCTGTACCCTCAGCAACTGCTGCACTTGATTCTGCTGCTGCTAAAGAAGAAAATGTAATAGTTTTTCTTGCTTGATCTATCATTTCTCTAGCTCCCATTATTTGTTTTGCAATAAGGGCTGCCTTACCTGCTGCTGTTTCTGCACCAAATAAACCAATAGCTAAATCAACTGATTTTCTTTTTGCATCTAATACTCTTTGCTCAATGTCTATTTTCATTTCAGCAACTCTTTTATCTCTTTCAACTTCTTCCTCTGCTGCGTCTTTTTTAACTTGCGCCCAAAACTCATCAGAATCTGCTTGATCAGATAATTCTTGTTCTCTCCTATCTTTTAAAGTTTGAAACGTCTCTTTATCTACCCATCCAACTCCAGGCATAAAGAAGCTATTTCTGGCAAACTCTTGTTGAGCCAAAGTTAATTTCTGAACTGACTTTGTGTTTTCTTTTACATCTTCAGTATTTGTTTTTACAGAACTAGAACGTTTCGTATTACTACTAGAAATAGCTGATTCAGCTAGTAAAGCCTCTGCTGATAACTCGGTAAACTGATTCGTTAAATCATTTATTAGTTGAGTTTGATTTTCAATTTCTTCATTATAATTTTCTATAAACCTACCAGCAGAACCAAACAAATCCAATCCAGCAGCATCTTCAGTAGCATCAGCTAATTTTTTTTGATTCTCTATTCTTTTTCTAACAAGATTCGCCTCTTCTTCTGCCACTAATTTTGCAAATGCATCAGCTTTGGCTCTAGCCATTGTAGCTGCTATATAAGGTGCTGTTGCCTTTACCACTTGATCTAAAGCGTCAGATTGATCTAAAGTAATTCCATTAAGTTCAACAACAGTTTTACTTAATTCACTTAACGCTTGATTTCTAACCTTTTCTGATCTTGTTGTATCTAATACAATTCTTTGCAAAGTCTCTAATCCTCTTGCAGCATCAATTGCAGCAATATTAGCTTCAGTCATTGTCTCATTCAGCTTTTCCATTTGTGGATCAATAATTCCTAAAAAAATTTGTACTTCTCTAAAGTTTGCAACTAAATAACCAACAGCAATAACTGCTGCCCCAATACCAGTAGCAAGCAAAGCACCTTTCATACCTTTTAAACCTTTGTTTGTTAAGGCTAAGGCTTCGTAAGAATCTTTAAACCTTTGAGCCATACCCCCAGTAAGTTCATTTAATATACCCATAGCACCACCATTGGTAGTAACACTATCAGTTAATGATTCAGTTTCTTTAGTATTCTTTTTCTCCTGTTTTTCTAACTTGGTAAGGCTTTGAGTAACCTCGTTAATTTCTTGTACAGCTTTGTCTCCGCCTACTGCTTTTAATTCTACTTCTACTATTTTCCTTGCCATCTTAATTCGTTTTTAAGTTGTTTATATCCCTCTTTTAAGGATTGAGGTATTTTGTTTTTTCCTTTTGCTATTCTTATGTTTTCTGTTTCGCCTTTTACTAAAGGCAATAAGTCTAATATATTTTTTATCATTATGTTAGTACGCTATTAGTATATGTTACTTTTTTAACTATTAATTCTAATTCTGATTTGCCTGTTGCTAAATTCATCCTAATACTGTTTATGTAATACTCTTGAGCGTTTATTACTATAACGTCATTAACTGAATAATTAAGCATAAAACTTATAGGTAATTGAGCAGATACTTTTATTATTCTACCATTTTGCTCAAATGTTTGTACAATGTATTGTTTGTAAAATCTTTCAAATAAACTATTAGTATTTAAGTCTCCATTAAATTCGTCATACTCTGCACCAAAATTTAAAGTATGGTTTTCATCACTTGAAACATTAGACGGAGCGTTATATTGTGTTATACTTAATGTTGTTATAGGAAAACCACCTACTCCACTTTGATCAATTACTCTATTAAAAAATATGTATGGACTACCTAAAGCTGCCTTACCCTCAGCATCTACCCACCACCCTACTACATTATTAGTAATAGCAGGAGGCGTTGATGCAGTATCTAGTAAATTTATTAATACAGTTCTTTCAAATGGCACTTCTTGATTAAATGCTTGTCCGTCATACTTTTCAGGAGCAGAATAATTTAAGTCTCCAAACACTAAACTAAATTGATTAATGAATCTTAAACTTGTTTGAGTAACAGGATTAGAATATTTAAAGTTAACTTGATTAAATGGTACTGGACGATCAATGGTAGAGGCGTTTATATCTACATAACTCGTTATATCTCTTGATACTCCTTTTGTCATATAGTCGTCAAAGGTTTCAACGTAGATTGTACTATCAAATAGTTTTGTATAAGCTACTAAATTAAACATCTTAAACAAACCTGTTAAAAAGTCTATTACTTTCATTTTAGGTAAATAGTCTTGAATAAATATATTTGATCCTAAACTAAATCCAGGATTAGAATAATTATGTATTGTTGTTGCTGCTGTTCCTACCGTTTTACTAATTACTAATGCTGGATCTAATGCGCCCATAGTTTGTGCTACTTGACAATTTATTCTAAATTCTAAATCATAAGTTCTAGAATCTAAAGTTCCACTTGTTAAATCTCTTAAAGGTGCAGATAAGTTTAATCCACTATTAAAAGGTACATTTTCTCTGTAGAATAATAATTCGTTTGTTGTTCTGTCTTTTATTATTATTTCTCCTGTGTTGTTTGTAGAACTAGGATCAAGTACTAATCTTAAACCATAAGTTTCACCAGCGTTTACAGTTAGCTTATTAGCCACTAAAACATCACCAGAGCCTGATGAATAAGTAAAATCTGCAAAGGTTAATTTTTTACTTTTAGTAACTGTATTAATTCCAAATAAAGGATCAGTTGCTTCAGGATCAGAAATAGGAGAGTTTTCTCTATGTAGCCATAAATACAATTCATCAAACATATCACTACCAAAGAAAGTTTTAACATCTGTTGTAGCACCCTCTTGAACAACTGGATTACCAGCCTCATCTACAACTATTGAGCCATCTTCTGCTAATACAAATTCGTCTAAGTGTATATCAGCCATATTAAAGGTAAGATCATATTGAGTTTGTATAGCATCAATAATTCGCCTTAATTTTATAGCTGGTTTTAAATCAGTTTTTAAATTAGTAAAAGATGCTGTCTTTAGCTTGTTTGTTGATGTTGCAGTATCATAAGTATAATAATTCTCTAACAATATTAAAGGAACAACTATATTACGATTAGCTGTTGTAGTAGCAGGGTTTGTGCTGCTTTGTAAACCTGTTTTAAAGGCATCTAAGAAATCATTTCCTGTATATAGTATATCGTAAGAACTTAAGGCATTTAAAGAACTTAAATCCTCATCTCCAAATGTATCGTTTAAACTACTTGGCTCACCAAAGAATATAACCTTGTAAGCATAAGGCAAATTGTTTTTCATTGATACTCCATCAAGTCTAATCTTTCCTGATCTAAATGGAACTTGGTTTATTTCTATTCTAGCAGTTACTTGAAACCTTGCATCAAATCCATCTTGAATATCAAAGTTGTAATAGTGTTTAAATAGCTTGTTGTTTACTGATGATGCTGGTAAACTAAACTGTTGAGAAAAAGGTGTAAAGACTTTGCTAATATCAGATATGTTCTGAATTGAATCGGTTATGCTTATTGTTTCATCTTTAAATAAGTCAACCCTTGTGTCTTGGATATATAGTTGAACTTCTCTTTTCATTAGAGTACGTTGTTTATAATGTCGTTAGCTTCTTGTACTTCTATTGTATATTGGATTAGTCTGTCGTTTACTGATGTCTTTTTTAATAAAGAACTTTTTGTAACTGTAACAGGTTGCCAGTCTGAGTTTAAATAAAGCCATACATACTCACTTAATAGTAAATCTTGCATAACATCATTATAAGCCTCAATCATATAATTAGTATTTAATATATATGCTTTTGTACCGTTTTTATTAAACGTCTGTTGTTGGTGTTCTTTATTGTTATAAGTAGATGATGAATAGTTAAATATATTTCTTTTGAAATTATCTGATTTTGTAGTTACATTCTCTACTGATTTTAAAAAGAAGAAATGATCTTGAGGTACACCGTTTCTATTTATAAATCTTCCTTGTATTGGTGTATACTTAGGATTACATATTCTTTCAATAGTCCAAGTATAGTTTCCAGAAGCTGCTGCTGCAGTTGTTGCTGAGGTGCTTATTAGTTTTTTGGTTGCTGTTCCACTATTCATATCATAAGCAAACGAAGCAGTATTATCAGGTAAGTAAATAATTTGGCTTCCACCTGTGTTAGTTAATTCATAGTCATTAGGATCAATAATTTGATTTGAGCCACCAGTAAAAAATGAATAGCCATAAAATCCAGTATCTGTAACTGTAGCTGTTGCTAACTGACTACCACCCCCATCAACTGCATCATAAGCATACCAAGTACTACTTAGAGCAACGGTGTCTAATATCTCCTGATGAGCAGCCCAATAATCTTTTGCTAATGTAGCTATTTCAAATACTGTTCTGTTTGAAGTTGCATTTTTTATTATTGTGTATCTTAGTGTCCCATCTATGGTTAGTTCTAGCTTAGCAGACAAATGCGAGCCTGTTGTTATAGTTAGAAAATACGGACTTCTTAAAAATATATTTGCCATTATTTATTATTGTTAGGTATAATTATTGAATTGTCTAAATCATCTGCAAAAGCATTTTGTAAATCAGCAGGTAATCTTTTAAATGCTGCTTCAAAAGGTTTAGTAAAAAACATACTAGGCTTTATTCCATATTTAAAAATATTTTTAGCTACTGCATATTGTAATGATTTTCTACTTAAAAATCTACCTGTCTTTTTATCTCTAGTTCCCTCTAAACCTTTTCTTACTACCCATTGACTAAAAGCAGATGGAGGAGGCATTTTAGTAGTATAGCTATAAGGTGTGTTGTATTTCTTTTTAGTACCACTAACTCCCTTGTCTTGAAACCTACCGTAGTCATCCATCATAAAATTTATACCAATAGCATTAGCACCTTTAAACATCTTATAGTCTAAACTATTATATAAACTTCCACTTACATTCATTTTCCTTTTAGATAAATTAGTTCTCGCTTGTTGGATTACATATTTACCAAATTTATTTAAAGCCTCTTTTGTTTCTTTTAGTTGCATAAGTTTATATCGTTTGCTACAAATACATCAAATGTGCAAGTAACTCCTGCCATTTCATTTTCAAATCTTTCATAAAAGAATTCACAACTTGCATCTCCTACTAATTGATATAAATCTAAATGGATTGTTCCTTGTCTTAATTCTCCTATTAATTTATTTACTACTGCTAATTGTGTATTGATAATATCTTGCTCGTTATTGTTACCTCTAAATATATCTGTTGTTTCTTGTTTGCTTTGATCAACTACATCCATTGCTAAAACACTAATGTTAAATTGTAGTACTTGTTCTAGTATTGTTACATTGTTAACTATAATATGACATAAAGGAAATATAGTTTGTTTAGATAAATCTATTTCTGTTATATCGCC